CATCAGGGACTTCAGCCTTGGTTTTGATTATGGACAACTGCGCCATAAACGGTTCTTTGTCTTCATGCTGATAACCGAATATGTGACGAGCTGCCTCTAGCGGAACTTCGACTGTCTCGCCCACCGGAAAGGTGTACCAGACATACTCGAAACTAAAGGTTATGGGCTTATCCCACTTGTTCGTCACATAAACGGTTGTCATATTTAGAAGCTCACTACGTCGCCATAGACTCGAATGTCAACGGTGTTTTCGTTGCCAGAGGCAGTTCCAACATTGACAAACAAGGCTTGGCTATTAAAGCCAGAGACAGCAACATTACCTGCGTTAATGGCAACGTCTTGGAATGTAACCGCACCCGAAACGCTTGAGAGGGTCGTGGCATTTGCAATGACGTTAGAGCCATCAGAGGTAGTCGAAATAGAAATGTTGGCTGACGATACTGAGCCGGATGGGTTGCAAACCGTAATTCTACGGATAACAACCTGACCGGAGTTCGTCGTTGCATTTCCCTTCGTCAAACCGCCGCCGAGGAATGGAAGGGCAACAACTGCGTTGCCCGTCGTGTTCAGCTTAGTTGCGGTAATGGTTGCAAGCCGCCCCTGACCAAACGAGTCAAGATAGAGTTGACCGACTGAATCAGCGTTAGCCATGCTGCCCCCTTAAGCGTAAGTGCTGCTGACGTTCTGACCACCATTGGTCGCCAGCAGAGTAACGGTGTCGCTGGTTGCGCTGGTCTTCGCATACACGTTCACGCCATCAGAAATGATGACACCGCCCGTGTTGGCTGCAATCAGCGTTGCGTTCGACGAACCGTTATAAGCAATCACCGAGGTGTTTGCTTGTGGGAACATCAGGTAAACACCTGCTGGAATGACCGTACCGTTTCCGGTATTGACCGCAGTAACGGTCGTAGTCAGGAAATAAGCACCAGCGGTATTCGACTGTGCGCCAGCTAGGATGATTTTGTTTGTGCTTAGTGACATGGTTATTCCTCCTTAGATGCTCAGAGAGTTGTAACCCGACACCACAGTCATCGACTTCGGCTTGGTCGAAACCAATTCCGCAATCATCAGAACTGCACCCACATAACCAATCTGCCAGTTCGGGAGCGTCGATTCAAAACCAGTAAACACGAACGAACCCTGCTCATGGATGTAGAGCGACAGGTAGTTAGTATTCAGGAAATAAACCGTTCCTTCCGGGCAATACGGGTCAGGATAAATCGGCACACCAGCAACCATCAGGGCGCGGAACGCAGCCTGTGGGCCATTTGCATCGCCATCAAAACCGGAACCCGGTGTGATGACGTATTGCTCTTGACCAACATAGTCTTGCGCCAACAGCGTCCAAGTACCGAAACCGCAAACGCCAAAGGTCGGAACCTCTGCGCCGTTTTTCACAGTACCGGAGATGTATTGCAGAATGTTCTGGCGGGTCGGGTTGACGTTGCCAGCCGAGTACGACTTCGATTGCCACCAGCTATACGCCGAACGGCTGATGTTACCGTAAGTGCCAGAAGCCGAAACTGCTGCTGGTAGGCCGGTAAACTGTTGCGTGTTCGTGCTGTTGGTGTACAGCGCGGTTGCCATTGCATCCATCATGACGTTGGTTGCGTCATTCATCCGTGCTTCAATCAGCGGGATGATGGCTGCGTCTTGCTGAACCGCACCTTCCATTCCGAGGAACGGAACCGGAGCAATCATCAGTTTCAGGTCGAATTCAGCGTTGTACGCACCTTGCTGGACTGCTGGCTGGTTGAAAGAACCAGAGTAGTCCGACCATTGTGCGTTCACGAACTGTGCGCCCTGAACTGGAACGGTTACGGAGGAAACACCGCCGGAAGCCTGTTGCGAATTCGCAATCAGAGCCGCCATTAGCGGAGTTGAGTTATAAAGTTGTACGACCAGCTTGGGAATGAACGCCCGACGAGTAACGTAGGTTAGCTCGGTGTATTGCGTACTTCCTGTTGCTGGAATGATACCGCCACCAATAGGCATTTCATTCTCCTTGGAAACTTATCCCCTGATTAAAACCCAATGGGTCGCGTGTTTTTACGCAACTCTTGGAGTGCTTTTGCAGCTTCGTCACGGGCAGCACCAACAGGATTCTTGTAATACTTCGACAAGTCAAACTTGTTGATGGCTGACGGGCTGTAGCCCGTTGGCGTGGGTGCAGCAGATTGCTTCATCCATTGCCAGTATTCCGCTGCGGTGTCATGGTCTGCAATTTTCTTTTCCAGCATGACTTTTTCAATTTCCTCAACATCTTCGTCGGATGACGCATAGCCCTTGCGGATTAGCGAGTTCCGGCGACGTTCTAGGTCTTCCTCTGCGCGTTTTTGAGCCAGTTCTGCTCTCATCGCTTCGAGTTCCCTACGAGTCTCGCCTACAGCGTTGGTAGTGGTTTCTTCAATATCTAGCTCTGGAATCACAAGGTCAGGCTTGATTTTCTTGGTCAAGCGCAACACTTCTTTTCGCGTTGCTGGATTATCAGAAAGCTCACGCATTAAAGCAGCGAGTTGGTCGCGCTGCTCATAAGACACATCTTCGAGACTCATAGCTATCCCCTAAATAAATTAAATTACTTTTTTGCCATCACCCGGCTTTTGTACTGCCATCTTGTTCTTAGCGCCAATCTTGTTGCCGCCAGACAAGCCGCCGAATTCCGCAAAGCGCGGAGTGTTGGTAACGACACCGTTTTGCTGCTGATTGTCCGTTGGACGGCGCACGTTGTTTGCGCCACGGGGTTTAAACAAATCCATGATTTTTCCTTACATCGGAGTTGGAGTTGGAGAAGCACCACCACCAGCTCCGGGCATTGCCATCGGTGACGGCGAAGCTCCCGGCATTGGTGGAAGGTTCGGAACAGCGGGGGCCGCTGCCATGAGGCGACCCTCAGGGGTTCCGCCACCGGCATTTGGCAAGTTTTGCAACAACTGAATAATTTCAGATTGCTGCAATTCGCGTGTCTTTTGTTTACGGGGGCCAATCAGACCCGTCAACTGACGAATAGCTGCTAATGCTTTTTGGCCTTCTGGTGTTTCGCTGCCAAGACTCGGCAACGCTTGTTCAATCAAATCCATCGCCATCGACAAGTTGACCATTGCACCCTCGCGGTTGCCCATCTTGGGTTCCGGCGTAGACATCGGCGCACTCATCGGCGCAGTCGATGGGTCAGACATTGCAGGTTCAACTTCTGCCGGATTAGGCATATCGGCTGGTGGAGTGCCGCGCTGTGCGCTAATCATTTCCATCAGCTTATCGGGTGGGACACTCATAGCTATCCTTTATCGTCTGTCTCGGCGGGATTAGACCAGACTATAAAAAGTTGTCAAGTGGGGGAGTATCACCCCTCCCCCGTTGGGTTAATCCGCTAGGGATTACTTGCGGCCTTTACGACCTTTGCGACCTTTGCGTGCCATGATGACCTCCACAAAATGCGGCCAACTTTACAGGGGAAGTCAGCCAGACCCCATCCCTTGCGGGGGAATTACCGACGGGTCTTGCGACCGCGCTTCATTTTCTTGTACATCGTCATCTCCTATCGAGTAAACATCCGGCCTTCTCTACGAGTCTGCCGGGGATTCATGGTTTTGATACCTGTGACACGGTACTGCATACTCGCCGGGGCTTCAGTACGCTTCAAATCACGGGTTTGTGCTAACGGCTGGTCTGCCTTTGGCGAGTAATCGGAGCGTTGAACCATTATTCCCCCACGGCTTTCAAATCAGGTTTGCCCTGCGGTTGCGGCGGCTGTTGCGCTTGCTGCTGTTCGCGCTTCTTTAGTTTGTCTTTCAACAACTGTTTCATCGGCGGTTCAAGCAAATCTATCAGAGATTCCTTGTCGATAGCCTGTGCCTTATACATATTGAACGCCAGTTGCCGCATATCTTCGGTGAAGATTGGGCTATTGGAATGGGCATCGACTTTGACAACGTAATCTTTGGTGAACTGTTCTGGAACGAACTTATTGCCTTCTTCGTCAACAAAGTGCGTGTCGTCGTAGGCTTGCATCAGCTTCAGATACAGCGTTGCTACTTTCTCAAGGCTGTCTTCGACAATCAGCGCCCGTTTCTTTGCGCGAGAGCTTCCAAGACGGGCCAACTGAGAAGCATGACCAGCGGAGCGTACACCTTGCTCACCACGACCAGACAGAACGCTTGAAATTCCAGAGGCTTCAGCAAACATTGCATCCACTTCATGAATCACCTCAAAAAGTGAGCTTGGCATTTCTGGCGCTAACGCATCAACCTTAGCGTTAGGCATATCCGAACTGACATGGGTTCCGGGGCGATTCAGCGCAAAGGCTTTTTCGTCCGTGATGCCCATAAAGCCAGAGAAGACCTTGGGCGGAGAAACTTGCTTAGAAAGCAAATCCAAAATTTCTGTCATGCGAACATTCCGCATTCCTTGCAGCAAGAGCAACCGCTGCACTTCGGATTGACCCCAATAGTAGTCAAATTGCGGGTTCGGACAAATCTGTACGAAGGGTAGTTCACCGCGCAAGAACACCGATGCGCCGGGACGGTCGTAAATAAATACGTCCGGGTCAGCCATCGTGACTACCTGATAGTCAGAAATCTCATCATTCCAAACCCATAGCTCATACATTTTGACGGTATCTTCGGCAACCCGTGCCTTGTATCGGTTCATACCGTACAGGTCTAGGTTGACATTGCCGTAAATGGTTGGGTTGACTTGGGAAGTCATGATGCGGTCAAGACCTTCAGGTATATCTTCAGTCTTGGTGTGAACATTCGTTGTGATGCGTTTCACAATCGATTCGCGCTTGGGGTGCGAATACAATCGATTGTACAAATCGGATTTGGTAATGTAATAGGTTTGAACTAAGGCTTCTTGTCTATCGGTGTAGGCAACGTCTTCTCGCAACACGCCAACGGATGAAGGTTCCACCATATACGGGTGGATGCCGTTGTTGTAGACCAGTTTGATGAATGTTGTGTTGAACACAAGCGACCACGTTAGCGCAGAGCTAAACACTTGGTCGGCGTTGGAATTTAACCATTCATCGTTGAGTGCTGCGGTTAGCCGAGGAACCTTGATGTGTTCTTGTTCGGGAACGGCAGCGCCGATGTTGATAGAGAAACGTGTGGTTTCTGCGGAATACAGGAATGAGGTGAGCTGGTCGATGTGCGGATAAATCTTATTGAACATCGCCGGTTGTTCTTCCGGCCCCGCACCGAACAGAAACCAAGAGCGCAAAGCGGTATAGTCGCCCTTGCGGTCAGGCAAGGACACCATGCACTTCTCTATGAGGTCACGGTAGAAGAACTCCCGTTCGTCGTCGCCTTTAGGTATCCTCATTGTTTTATTTTCAACTGTTCATGGTCGGCTATATAACTCGCCGTCTTCGGCCCTGTCAAGTTTCCTGCATCTTTTGGGTTAAATCCGACCGATTCGCCAGCCACAGGGCGTACCGCCCCGCCTCTTAGGACGTTGCCCATCGAATAACGTCCATCACCGCCCCAAATAACGGAATCTCGCGGCTGTGGCTGTCTATTTTGCTCGGCAGCGGCTGCGGCTTCCTTCTCAAGCTGCTTTTTCGAGGTTTTGTTCTTTCGTGTGAAGAATCCAGCCTGATTTTCGCCTTCTTTTGCCGATTTGACATTTGTCATGTCGAAATCCATTGCTAATTGCTTAATTGTCTTGTCATTCTTCTTTGTTTTGTCCGACATCAAGCCCGGAGGCTGCAAATAGACCACAAAGACCTCCTCATGGCAGTCTTTCATCGGACATTGGGCTTTCATCGACTCAAAATAGCCGTGGCGTGGGCATTTATAGTCATGCAGTACCGGCATAGTCATCCCCTTCTAAGATTGGTGGCTGCGAATAATCGTCTATATTCCTCATACCTACTTTAATCTTGATACTCCCATTAACCATTTGCAGTTGCGTGGTCGGCAGTATCCTTGGTCGCGCTTCTTCGCGGTAATCCACGAACTTGGTGCGGTTACGGTTTTGCATGATGGCTAATTTTCCGTCACGCCAAGCCTCATAGGTCTTGGATACCCGTATTTGCATCTTTTCGGTCAGCGGCACGTTGCGATACCAGAAAATATCCATGAAATGCGCTTTGTTGAGGCCAGCGGCCTCGCAGAACAGCCTGATAGAGATGCCTCTGTCCTGATTACGGATAAACCGGCGCATCAACGCCATCAGTTCAGCCTTGGTATGCGCTTTCGTGGGCATAGTTCAGAACGTAACCTTTGCTTTGCAAGAACTCCAGAAACTCAACTTCCCGATACCAAGTCTTTGATTGGCCTCTGACCAGTATTTCGTTGTCCTTGATAAGTCGGCGGCTAGTGGAATGATGTCCAAGCAACTTGGTGAAGTCCAAGTCATCGTGGAATACGGGAGCTAGATGTTCTATTGAGAACTCTTTAGCAACCTCTGGCGGGGCTATCGAATAGCCCAATTCTTCAAACCAAGGCTTACGCAAGCACGATAACTGGACATCTTCGTTCCACAGGTGGATTTCACCGGAGTAGGCTTGGGCTATGCCGTGCTTGTTGGAGGCTTTTAAAAATCGGCGGCTACGCAAGGAGAAGCCACCGTTCTGGACTAACACAGCGTTAGGGTGGGCTACCCATCCAAAGCCCAAAAGAAGGCTATCACCAACAAGACCAGCATGAGTAATTCCACCGATGTAATCATAGTCGTAATACTCCGGCTTGAAGTTGCGACCATCCAAGACCCATCCATCATCCTGCACGACTAGACAGAACTCGGTATCAATAAAGGCATACAAGCAATGCAGCATAAATGTTGAGTATTCTCGATACCCAAGCGGATAAATCTTGTGCCACTCAACGCCTTCAGGCATTTCCTTCGGGCGCTCAATCGACAACAGCAAGCCCCTTGACCCCGGCAGTTCTCGCATACTGCGAACGATGGACGGCAATGCGCCTGACCCATCGTTGTGTCCATAGACAGAAACTATGGTTAAGTCTTTATGTTCCATAAACGCCTATGGCCTTCAAGTAGTTCGCAACGCTTCTGCCGACAGCGACTTGTTCAGCCGTCTTCTCATCCTGCGCCCTAGCGATTTCGCGGGTGTACTTCATGTTGATTAGCCGAGGCTGGACTTGCTCAGAGAATGCGACACAGGCCAAGGCGGTCGCAATCACTCGGTCATCCTTGTTGCGCCCTGACGCTTGGATAGAGCCGCCATCACGCACGATGGTCTTCATTTCCTCAATCGTGTCTTCTGAATAAATGGCTAACATCCCGCGCTCAAACAAATCCTTCATGTAGTTCATCATGCGTTCTTTGGTCGCAGCGGTAGTCAGAAAACCGATGGAGTTGGATAACCCGCCCATCGTGTCATTACGTCGCCAGATGTAGTTCTGCATGGAGCCTAGAACGTCTAGCAGGTCTTTACTGATTTTGCCGCCCAAGGCGACAGCCTGACGTTTGAGATTATTCATCTCATTGATGACGGCCTGTCCCGGCCCATTGACTTCCAAGTTGACGGTGGAATTCTTGTAAGCGCCAGCAAGGTGGGCAATGACCCACGCAAACTGGTAGGTGTTCATTTCCGGCGACGCGAACTCAGCGACTTGCTCCATGCCATCAGCATAGCAACGGAAGACCTGAATGCAGAAGCGGTCAGCCCAATCAGAAGAACCATAAGCAGGGTCTGCACCAATAACGTAATAAGCTGTATCAACCGGTTCCTCCCACACCTTCAATGTTCCCATCTTCTCGGTCGAGGACTTGACTTCCGTGTCTTGGAAGTTAACGCCCATGACATACCGATAATTGTCGTGGTCAATCTTCTTTGCTAACTTCATTGCGTCGGTGCAACGGGAATTCGAGAAGAACGAAGTCCCCGTCATGATGAAGGCGTAGTCTTCTGTTGGCGGAAACTCCTGATACATCAGGGCATCGTCCTTGATACCTTCTGCCATCATCCAGCGCCACCAAGCAAGTTGTCTGGACGTTATCTCAAAGTTGTAGAGCTTCTTGATGTCCCGTGTCCATTCCTTTTCTTCGCCGGTCAGTTTGCCGTCCCAATACACCTTGTAGATGTTGGAGGTGGGGTCAGCCGAGTAGAACTCATTGCGCCACCAGCCACAGAAGATGGCACGTTGGTTCAACGCCCGTTTCGCTGTCACATACATATCGTGAAACATATTGAAGCCACGGGCGGTGGACTCAAAGATGTACAAGCGATTCGGGTTGGTTTGAGCAAGCGAGGCTAACAGCGAAGCTAGACCTTCTTCATCTCCCCAAGACGACGTTTCAGTTCCATGAAGGAAGGTGATGGCTTTTCCGCGACCAAGACTGCCCTTTGCCCGTAGCCCCGCGACTTGATAAAAGAGGCGGCTTCGGTTCTTGAGCGAAAGCTGGTTACGGTTGTGAGCGACCAAGGGTATGCGATATTCTTTAGGCAAACCTTCCATATACATGGCAAGGGTTGACCGGAACATATCTCGGTTTTCTTCGGTGTCTGTGGTGAGTGTGCCTTGGAGTCCATCGTTTATAAAGTGCCAGTAAAGGTCTAAGGCCAGCGAGATAGTCGTAATTCCAAGTTGCCGACCCTTCAGAATGACAAAGAAATGAATGTCGTCAGCCAAACCTGTGGCTATCTCATTCATCACATAGGTTTGGGTTCCCAACAGGTTGTCCATGCGGCGCAACCCCTGTTCTTTCGTCTCAATCTTTAATTGGGAACAGAACGCATAGAACTGCTTTAGATTGAACTTCATCTGCTCTTTCGACGGTGCTGGTCAAACTCGGTCAGATTCCAGTTAGCAATCCTGACCCGTGCCTCTGGATTCTTGGCTACGCGCAATAACTCGGCAGCCAACGAGGGCGAATAATGTTCTTTCCACAAAGCCAGCAAGTCCCGTTTCTCTGACGGGGAAATAGCCCGTATCGCCTTCTGCATCTCCGCCTTCAATATCTCTCTCGACAGGCGTAGCTCCTCGGCGTACTTGTCAGTTGACGGTCTGTAGGCGCTCAAGCGTATCCTTCAAACGCTCATTCTCGGCATGAACATCCTGCAACAGCCTTGCAGACTCGGTATGCACCCGCATCAGCTCATGAAACAACTCTGCATGCGTCATCGCATACACCCGTTCCATGTACGCCTTCTTCACATCCTCCATCGCTATTGGCATCATGCTGCTAATTTGCTCCGTCATTCTGACCCCCATTCAACATCCCCTTAATGTCCTTAATCGGCATCTCAAACGCATCATGTATCGCTAGTATCAAATTAGCCCCAACGACCTTATGACCCGTCCTGACACGCGACAACGTGGGCGCTGAAGTCCCCAACTCCTGCGCTAACGCATAGTCCGACTCAATGTGAAACTTGTCCTTCAAGTAATCCAGCAACCTTGCACTCATCCCCATCCCCCTAAGCGGTTCTCCAAACCCTCACCCCATCGCCTTCCTTCCTAGCGATAAAGCTCATCCCTAACTTCTTGCCCATCCGGTAATTCTGATTACACACATTCTGTATCCCACCCCCGCTGACAAAGAATGAATCCCCGACCTCCATCTCCTTGTACGGGTACTTCTGCCTAGCCACAGGTAACGGCACACCCTTCTCTAACTCAACACTAATCATATCTATCCCTCATAACCAACATACGCACTATAGGCGAAAAAAAGGGACTCCGCAAGAGAGTCCCCAAAGCCCTTCTCACCACGAGGAGAGGCCAGCAAGAAATCAGTCACCACAGCATACCAAAAGTAAGAAATTTTTTTGGGGGGAAATGCGAATGGGGCGCGCACCCACAGCCCTTCAAACCCATTCAAGTTGGCAACCTTGCAACGATGACAGACTGACAATCTTGCCCATTACCCAACTGACCAAATTAGCAACTAGCAAGCTGATAACACCATGCAGAATTGATAACGTATGAGCAGACTGTTACCCCTATGTAATTACCGTTCTGGCAAGTGGGCAGAGTGTTGCCTATCACACAACATTACCGCATTGTTAACTGTGATGGTGGTCTTAATATATAACTACCATTTACTATACATACATATATATATTTATATAACTATAGGAAAGAGTGTTTCAATTTAAAAATACAATTATGTATTCACTTGCCATAATCCTTTTAATCGTTATAATAGACCTATACAGAGTTCGCTATCTCTGTATATTTCCTAACTTAGTGGAGTTACTACCATGCAAAAACAAAGATTAACCAAAGAGCAAAAAGCTGCGGTAGCGCATTATGAATATTGCTTACGTCAAGAGGATAGATACTTAGGTAGCGTATTTGTCAATGCATACGGTCAAAAGCAAATCGAAGCAAAAACAAAAGAGGCTTACGAAGCTGCTAAACGGCTCGGCGTAAACCATCTTTGCTAATTAAACCGCTTGCCAGAGCGTATCTGGCATTTTCCTAACTTTTAAGGGGTTTACCATGTCAAATATTTTTGAACAGTTTCAGGGTGCGGACTTAGACCGCTTGGCTGAGTGCATCAAAGCGGTTCGCGCTGCTGGCCTGACAATCGACAAATACACTCACACAGGGGTCAATGAACATTCCGGTAATGTGTGGATTGCTTCCGAAGACTGGCCGGGTTGCGTTTACTGTTCTATTAGCTTCAATGTGCAATGGTCTTATTTTTGCCCTGAGTGCGGGTCTGAGTACGATTTCGACACTTACGAATCAATGTGCGACTACGTTAAAAAACACGAAACAATCGATTATGACCTTGCTTGCGAAAATTGCATTAAAGAAAGTGAGATTGTATGAAACAGACAATTCTTGAAATGCTTGGTGGAATCTTAGGCTTTGCCATGCTGTGGGCTTTCCTATTCGTATTGCTTTCCTTTTAACTTTAGGGGTGATTTATGACTAGCGCACTAATCGATTCAATTCTTGAAATTTATTTCAATCAGACTGATGACTACGACGTTATCGCCAATCAATGCGGCTGTACTGTTTTAGATGTTGCCAATGCGCTTAATGATTACATGGCAAGAAAAGAGTTTTAAGACGTTTTCTACACTTGGGGTTGTCTACATATGGGCAACCCCTAAAAATCGCCTGTAAAGGCTTCCTAATCGATTTTAGAGGGGTTTAACGATGAAACAATCAATTCATTTGCCAGCTATCAGGGAAATTCAGATTCCAACGATGGAAATTTGGCTTGACCAAGGAACGATTGTCGAAACGGAAAGAGGTGAGGAAAACATCTATTTCGTTGACCAGTTCGGGCAAGAGTTCTATTGCAAGTGTTATCCACAATGAGGTGCGATATGGAAATCAATATAAGGAGAATTAGTCATGGGTAAGCTGAAAGAGAAACTTATCGAATTGGAAGAAATCATGATGGAAAAGCTGGATAAACAATACAGGCCATTTCAGCCGCCAACACGCTTGGATGATGTCCAAGTACTAGGCGCGGCTGTGAAGCCTGTAGACAGCCTTTTGGACGGTAGAGAATGGGTTCCCAGTACGCAAACCGATGTCACGCGCACATGGCGCAAATTCGGCTGGAAACCCATTGCCGAGATTGAAGCTGAAAAGGCTCTGAAGGGTGAATTGTGACAAGCCCTGAGCTTGCCACTTTGATACTACTATTCGCGGGGGGATTTATGGGCGTTGGACTGATGGTATTCGCAGGTGCGTGTTATGTCGTTTATTTGGTGTTGACACCGGATGATTAGATAGATTATCTTTGCGTTGTCTATGTACCGGCATGGATAACGCTAAAGCCCACCAGCTTTGGTTCTTTACCCTTAGGGGGCGTGCCGGTACACGCGAGAGCCAAAACTTGTGGGTTTTTTTTCGCCTAGACCGTACTCCGCACGATAGCAAGGCTCGAAACCCGAGTGCGCGGAAGAAAAGGGTACACGGTATGCCGAAAGGCTAGGGGGCAGTTCCCGAATAACCCGTGCGGCTGGTCGAATCGTCAAGCCGAGGGGCGTACGGTATCCAATCCGTAGCATGACGATGCCCGATTGTGGGCGGTGAACCTTCCCTCTCTACCCTTTGCGTTTGGGGTAGGGGGGTCTTTGGGTGAACGGGGGCTATATGTGAACAAATATCTTGACTAACACAACATAATGTAATCTACTCTTAATACCTTTCCTAACTTAATAAAGGGGTACATCATGGAAGCAAAGCTCTGCATTGATTGTAAGCACTACACGCCTGTCCGTAGCTGCAAGCACCCATCTCTCGGCATTTCCTTTGTTGACGGCTCACCAAACTCTGACGTTTGCTCTGTGATGCGGTTGCCTTCGCAAGCCTGTAAGCCAGAGGGCTTACTTTTTGAACCGATGGAGGCCGTTATCTACGACATGGCTGACATTTTTCCTAACCAAAAGGGGTAATCATGGCTACCAAAAAAGTAACCAAAGAATCCAAACACGAACCAACCAAAGCATTTGATTGGCAACCCTATGCCGAAGAACTCGAAAAAGAGTGTGAACGGCTGAAAAGAACTATCGAAATTATGTCTGACCAATCTAATAGGGATGACGAAATAATTTCTAGTCGAGACAAAGCTATCAAGCATCTCATACTTGCTATGAGTTACATGGGGGAATTAAACGATGAATAACAGAGATGAAATGGTCGCTTCAAAAGAAGATTTAGATAATTTGTTTAATTCTGTCTTGCTAGATACAGACGCGCTAGAAGACGCAAAGATGACATTACAAGTCATTAAGAAGACAGACCCTAATGTGTACGATGAAATCATTGATTCGTCCATCGCTTTGATTGATAAAGCATTGAGCAATTCGATTATGAGTACCATTGCAAACATTCTTGATGATGATAATTGGTTCCTAACTAATGGAGGTAACGATGAATAACAGAGATGATTTCGCACCTGAGGTGCGTAACTCCGCTTGGTGGTCTGGCGACTCAAGAAAAGCCGCTAATGGTCGTGGCAACGAAGCTGTTCTTGAGAAGCTCGGCCTGAAGGAACGTCCTGACCTGTCCAATGTTGAAGCTGTCCAAATGGGTCATGTCATGCAGCCTATCATCGGCAGACTTGCTCAAGACAAGCTAAAGATTGAACTGAAAGATGCTGACTATGCACTCACCCACCCAAAGGAAACATGGTTACGTTCCCACTTTGATTTCATCAGCGCTGACGGCAAAACGCTTGTTGAGGCTAAAAACTACAACGCGAATGTTCGTAATAAGTTCGATGTGGAAGGGAACATCATACCGCCAGCGGATATGGCGCAGCTTATACACGAAGCAACTGTTCACGGGGTCGAACGCATTGTCCTCGCAGTTCTCTTTGGTGGGCAAAATTTTGAGACGTTTGATTTCACAATTACTGATGCCCAAAAGGAAACGCTCATTAAGGATATGGCGAAGTTTTGGGGTGCTGTCGCTACCAACCAGCCACTTGACCCTGAAACAACGGAGCAAACAAAAATTATCTACGCTCAAGACAAGGGTACGTCCATCGTTGCGCCGCAGCCCATCGAAAAGGCCGCAGACGCTCTCAAATACGTCAAGGAACAAATCAAAGCACTAGAGGAAAAAGAAGAACAGCTACTGACTGCGCTTCAATCCCATATGCAATGGTCAAGTGAACTGACAACCTTTGACGGTCGAGTGCTAGCAACATGGAAAAACACCAAAGGTAGCAAACGCTTTGATGCCAAATTGTTTCAACAACAAATGCCAGATTTGTATGAAAAGTTTATGGTCGAAACGCAGGGTGTCAGACGATTCTTGCTCAAGTGAGGTGACTATGTACGCATTTCCTAACCAACACAATCCGCAAACCGGAAGGCAAGAAACCGGTATGACATTGAGAGATTACTTTGCTGCTAAAGCTATGCAAGCCTTGATAAACGAAGACGAAGTGGATAGCGTAGCCAATGAAGAAGGATTTGACAAAAATGAATGGGCTGAGTTTGTTGCTTTCAGTTCTTATAAATTTGCTGACGCAATGATGAAAAGAAGGGGTGAACTATGAGCGCATTAGTGCCACTTAACGACATTAAACAAATGGCTGAAGTCGCAGCCAAATCCAAGATGTTCGGCTTTAAGAACGAAGACGAAGCAATGGCAATCATGTTGCTCTGCCAAGCAGAGTCTATGCACCCCGCTATCGCTATGCGTGACTATCACGTTATTCAAGGCAGACCCGCATTGAAGGCCGATGCGATTCTTGCCCGTTTCCAACAGGCCGGAGGTTCAGTTAAATGGGAAACCTATACCGATGAGTGCGTATCTGGCACTTTCTCTCATCCTGCTGGCGGTAGCGTGTCTGTCGTTTGGACATTCGATATGGCAAAGAAAATCGGTCTTACCGGCAAAGATAATTGGCGCAATTACCCTAGAGCTATGCTTCGTTCGAGATGCGTATCTGAAGGCGTTAGAACTGTTTTCCCCGGCTGCGTGGTGGGTGTCTACACCGATGAGGAAACCGAGGACTTTACGCCCCGCAAGAGTGCGCCTGTCCAAGCAGCGCCAAAAGATATGGGCGCAGCAGAAATCGTCGAAGTTAAGGAAACGGACTACCCGTTATATCTCCCTGATGGGTCGTGCTATGCGTATTGCCAAAGCTGGAAAGACTATACAGACCAGTATGTCAACATGGTAGCCAGCATCAATGAAAGCAAGAAGATGGATGCCGAAACCAAAGCAGAGAAGCTCCTGCAATGGGCGAAAGCAAATGAAGCCACCATCAACAGAATGGATGCGCCGACAAGGGTAGCGTTCATGGCGGCAAAGCAAGGAGTCGATACCTTCGGGGATTTGGAGGATGCGATTGAGGGATAACTGGCGGCATCATGACATACAGCCCATCGGGGCATTTTTACCTAAATTTGAGGAACCAAAAATGGAATACCAAAAATATGTGCCGCTGGAAGGCAAAGGCAAGATAAAAAAGAATTACAAGAAGCAAGAAGGGGACAAAAAGCCACATTGGGAAGGCACAATGATGCACAAAGGTGAAATCATTGAGTTCGGGGTGTGGGAAAACGAAGGTCAGTACGGTAAATGGTTCACGATTAACGTCAAAGACCCGAACTACAAAGAAAAGGTAAAAGACGCGCAATACCCGAAAGACATCACGCCAAGAGAACCCCGCAAAATGGCAGGTGATGTGCCTTGGTAAGCTCTTTTGAACTTCCCTTCCCGCCATCGATGAATACGATGTGGCGCAACTTTAGAGGCCGCACCGTACTCTCGAAGGCTGGCAGGGTGTTCAGAGAAGAAGTCCAAAACATCATTATTGACAAGAACATTCCTAAATTCGGGGATAGCAAATTGAAAATCACGATGATTTTGCGCCCAAGAGATAAGCGCAAAACAGACATCGACAACCGCATCAAGGCTGTTTTAGACGCACTAGAACACGCAGGGGTGTTTGATGACGATTTCCAAGTAGACCACCTTGAGATGATTCGTGGTGAGCCACTTAAAGGCGGTCTATTGCACGTTGTGATTGAAGAAATGCCAGACCCCCGCCAACCGGAAGGTGAGCGCCCTTGAGCGCAGTTAGGAACGGTACGGGGCATCGTTTCCGGTAGCCCCACTTATTAAGGAATTGCTTTGCGTAACCCTTTTTTAATTGATGAGCCAACAACTATCAGCTTCTCTGGCGGCAGAACGTCTGCCTACTTGTTGTGGCGCGTTTTACAGGCGAATAACGGGTTGCCAGAGGAAGCCATTGTCTGCTTTGCTAACACCGGCAAAGAAGAAGAAGCAACTTTAGAGTTTGTTCGAGACTGCTCTGTAAATTGGAATGTGCCGATTCATTGGCTTGAATACAGAGACAACGCGCAAAAGTTTGAAGAAGTCACTTTCGAGACAGCCAGCAGGAATGGTGAACCGTTTGAGCAAATCATTCATAAAAGACAAATATTGCCAAATGTTAGGGCAAGATTTTGCACGGTCGAATTAAAAATTAGAACGATGGCAAGGTTTACAAAAAATTTGGGTTGGGGTGATTATCAAAATTTTATTGGCATTCGAGCAGATGAGCCTAGACGCGCAGCCAAGATGAAACCTGACAATGTTAGAGAACACGTTCGTATGCCATTGCATGAAGCCGGGATTAGCAAAACGAACGTTCTATCTTTTTGGAGAAATAGCGACTTTGATTTAAATCTGCCAATTATTAACGGCGAAACGATTGGAGGCAACTGTGACCTTTGCTTTTTGAAGGCCGTGCCCAAAATTATTACTTTAGTCAAACAGAATCCAGAAAGAGCAAAATGGTGGGCAAAAATGGAGGAAATTGGGTCAACATACACAACGGGCAATGGTGCTGTATTTAGCTTGAATCGTCCTAAGTACGCTGAAATACATAAGTATTTGGATAAACAAACAGAATTATTTTCTCAAGAATCAATCGATTGTTTTTGCGGAGATTAAATGAACAAACATATCTTTGTAGCTTCGCCCATGTACGGCGGTCAATGCTTCGGTTATTTCATGCAGTCGTGCCTGAAGCTGCAAACCCTGTGCAGCCAACACGGAATCAATATCAGCTTCAGCTTCCTGTTCAATGAGTCGCTTATCCAGCGCGGCAGAAACCTGCTATCAGCGAACTTTTTGAAGTCAGAAGCCACCCACTTGATGTTTATTGATGCCGACATCCTGTTTAGGCCAGAAGACATCTTTCCAATGATTGCAGCCGACAAAGACATCATTTGTGGCATTTATCCAAAGAAAGAAATCAACTGGCACACCGTCAGAAACGCTATGAACGCTGGCGTACCTGATAGCGAACTGAAGTTCCACACAGGGGCGTTTGTCGTGAACCTGAAGGACTACACGCCAGAAGTCACAGTTCCCGTCAATGAGCCTGTCGAGATTTGGAACGGCGGAACTGGATTTATGCTGATTAAGCGTGAAGTCATGGAAGCTATGGGGACGCAGTTGCCGAATTACCTGAACAACGTGCTAGACATGAACAACCCGACCAACGGGGAGCGCATCGTCGAGTTCTTTGCGACCATGATTGAGCCGGAAACCGAACTACTGCTGTCAGAGGATTACTACTTTTGCAGAAAAGCAAGAGAAGCAGGGTTTTCGGTGTGGGCAGCACCGTGGGTTGAGTTAAGCCACATCGGAACGTATGCCTTCGAGGGCAGACTGCTGAAAAGCCCGTGAGAAACCCCTACGCCGCACATATCGACTTCACAGAACTGACGGGACTGCTTGGCAAGGTGGTTCCGTCAAATCTGGATATGGTCTATGAGCGCAAGGGGAGCTTTCTGGTCGCGGAATGGAAGCGGGACGGGGAACAGGTCAGCAAAGGCCAAGAAATCCTCTTAAAAAGCCTCTCAAGGCTTCCTAGCCATACCGTACTCATTATCAACGGGTACACAGAAGACCGAGAAATGACGGTCAGCAAGTTTTGGCGTGTTTTGCCCGATGAACCATGCGTCCTCGCCGGTAAAGGTTTAACCGAACTCAAGGATTACATCGTTGAGTGGTATATGGTTGCTGATGTTTCAAATGTGGAATTCTAGATTTTCTTGGGGGGTGGTAAGCCCGATTTAACGCCCCAAAAGTAGAGGTCATGCGCTTGCTCATCAACCTCGAAGCCGTAAGCCTCAAATGCGCTCAAATCGCACTTTTCACGCACATCAGCTTCGGTGACATTAGCGTAATAATCGCCAGCGGTGTGCGGCGAATCCCACGGGTTGCAGCGGCTGGTTCCGTGTTCAGGGCGACCGGTTGTAGCGCAAGTAAAGAAGACAAGGTGGTTGGCAAACTTCACCATGTTGGCAAAGATTTGAGGCCATGCAGCCGTATGCTCAAAGCACTCCGTGCTGCACACCACATCAAAAGAGCCGTCGGTGTAGGTTAAGTCTTCACCTTTGGCAACCACATCAACGCCGGGGCCGGGGCCAACGTCCACCCCAATGTAGTTACATTGCTCAAAGTAAGGGCGAATCGTGCCGTTCAGGTTCAAAGAACCTATCTCTAGCACGGCCTGACGCACAAAGTATTCTGGAAACTTTTCTTTCAGACGAACGACGAACGCCATCTGCGCTGGATGCGCCATACTTATCCCCTAGTTGTGATTAACGGCGACCTTTTCTCGCCGTCTTCGCTGACTTTCTAAACGCTGCGTCTGTGGGCGCACCTTTGCTTCCGGCTGTTCTCATGCGCTCACCTGAACCACGCTTGATACGCTCACGTTTAGCGTTAATGTTGGCGTATAGTCCGTCGCTCATCTTATCTTGCTCCGCGACGGGCAGGTCGCATAGCTCTGGTTGCAACATCCTTCATCACGCGACCGATTGCTTTTGAGGAATCGCTTTTGGCCTCGCTTTGACGCGAACCTGCCGATGCAGCTTTGTCACCCAAAGAACGCACCGTAGCGCCGACTGCTCTTTTGATACCTTTCATGACATCTCCTTTGAAGTTAACGACATCCCCATCTACGTCTAGCTGCTTTGCCGCGCTCACCCTTCCAAGACTTAGACCGCGCACAAAACGACTTGTGGCGAGGATTCTTGGGGTCTTTGGTCGGGGCTTTTAGTTTGCTGCCGGTAGCACGGTTGTACTTCTTGCGACCCTTAGCGGTCAAGCCACTACCAGCTTTGACAGACAGCTTCTCGCCCCTACCGACAGAGAGATTCACGTTCCTAGACAATGGTTCCTCCCTGCTGTAATTGAGCTAACGTCAATCCCCCCGTGTATTGGAAGTGCGGGTACTCCTTAAACCGCTTCCAATCCCCTGCCCACTCCAGACCCACGGCTTTGCCTTTGCTGCCAATCTTTTGCCAAACTTCGTCTTTGACATCCCATCTCGGTTTGCCAGCCACAATAGGCACAACATCAACAGCACAACGATGATTATGAAAACTTTGACCAGCCCTTGCGTTCGTGACAATCTTTCCCGGCTTTGTTCTACCTTGCGCGTATAGCGCGTCTTGACTCGCATTGTCTCTATAGGTACTGGTTACTAACAAATCGATGCCATCAGCCTTACAAGCCGCAATGAACGCTTCAACACGGCTTTTAACCGGTGGCAGCAAGTCATTCAAGTTGCGGCTGTTAATCATCCCTTCGTCACCATCCCAACGATGCCAGCTAAACCAAGACCTACCGTCACGATGTTATTCGCCAACTCTGGTGCAATCGGCACACCTATAGCCGTCAGAAATAACAGGATGCCGCGCCATGTTGACGGTTCTTTTGCTCTTTCAAGAATGTAAGTTCTCATAGTCCTTCTCCCGGAGTCACATACACTTCAGAGTTATTGTTTTCCCCGATTAACGATACATAAACCGTTTTTGTCGGGCCACATTGAACGCTAGTAAAAATGACACGAGTGCTTGGCGGCACTAACATCGTGTATTGCCCCGTACTATCTGGCAACACAGCGGCTACATTAGATTCGCTAATGCGAACGTATGCCCCTTTACCAGCGGCTTCGTGGTTTGAAAAATAATACTGATTACAAGGGCTGTCAGCAGTAATGGCAATCGTGACAGCCGTGTTTGCCGAGGGCGCAGCAATTTTGTACGTCTTGCCCATCGGCTGAAACGCAATGTTATTAGCCATTAGTACACCTTTTTGCCGCCACCAGACGTTTTAGAGAGTTTCGAGGTGTAGTTGCCATCCTCAAAACAAAGAATTGAACGGTAGCCACCCATCGGTACTTGACCGGGTTGCCACTTCTGCTTGTTCTCGGTCGCGTCAGAAGGCTTCTGCGGTCTGACAGCCTTTGCATACTTCTGGCTGTAATTCAGCTCCTCTGCGCCGGGAACGCTACTCTTGTATTGAAGGTCTTTCGGGTCGCGCATCGCTATTCCTTTCTTTCACTCTTACTAACAAATAACTGAATAGTACGAATATCGCTAGGGTCGATACTCGCTCCCACATCGGGTTCCACATCGTCCAACACCCTAGACCAAATGAAGTCAGTAGTGCCAAAATCGTAATCAAGCGGTCGCTGATGACGCGCAAGGCTATAGTAATGACTTGGATTGCTTCCATAGTTATCCCCTAATATGAAGAATCTCAAGTCTAATCCTTATCGTCATCCTCATCAAGATTAAAGCCGGAACCCCATTCATCGTCCGACATCTTCAGCTTGATGGCCTCCAGCTTCAAAGCCCTATCAATCACCTTCATCTTCTCAGTAATGCTTGCCATGCTGTCATTCATCACCGACTTCAAGGTACTCGAAATCGCATCCTCTAGGTCAGGATTTATCCCCTTGCTTTTCTTAGCCACGCTTGCCTCGCTTACCCTTCTTTGCTTTTCTTGCAACTGACAACGCGATTGCAACCGCCTGTTTCTGCGGTCTGCCGCGCTTTATCTCACGACGGATGTTCTTACTAATGGTCTTTTGGCTATAGCCTTTAGTCAACGGCATATCATCACCTTGGTTCCATTGAAGTAACTTGGCCTTTGCCGGTCAAATAATCGTAACCAGACGAACCAGCTCTATATACGCCGGGAGCCGCATAACCGGTAATTGCATTGCGTAATAGACGTTGAGACAAACTCAACTTTTGTTCTTCATTTATAACTACTTTAGCTATTTCATCAAGCTGCGATTGCAACTGAGAAATCTTTGCTTCATCCATCAAACCAGTACGGCGTAAGGCTGGCGCAACATTCTCTCTAAACGTAATGCCTGCGCTTCTCATGCCTGTAGAAGCACGGTCAGCCATGATTTGACTAACAGCGTCTGCCAGCGTTTCCTTACCTTTTGCTGACTTGCTAATTACAGGCGCAATGGCATTCCATGTTTCTCTGTCGCCAGACAAAATCATGTTCTTAACTTGTAACGGCGCTTCTTTTGAGCCAATCAAACGGTCAACCATTTTCTCGGCTTCTTTTGTAATCTTTGCAGCCTCTTTCCCCGCAACTTTTTCAACAACCTCGCCCTCAGCGCCAGCCATCTTGCCGCGCTGCTCAATGCCCTTCTGAACTTTTGCGCTTCTTGCAGCAAACCCTTCCGCACGTTCTAGAGCATTTAAATAAGAACTAACTTTTGCATTAACTTCAGGCAATGCCTTGAGCCAATCAGAATTAGAGTTAGCCCATCGACGAACCGCAGTAGCGTCTTTTAGATTACGCAACTGATTAGCAGCAAAGTTGCTTGCCTCTGTTGTAACAAACGCTCTGTCACCAGTTAAATCAATCAAATCTTTGACGCTCTGCTCACTCTTGAAATAATCTTTCGGCAAAGACTGTGCGTCGGTCTTGTAGCGTGTGGCATCAAACCGGTCTAGCGCAGTTGCTCTTTCACCAGCCTTTGATTTGTATTTTTCTAACAAGCGAGATGCCATTTCATAATCACGCTGCAATACATCTTGCGCGTCACCCGCAAACTTGGACTGTATCTCGCTAATCTTTCCGTAATACTTTTCTGCTAACTTTGTTCCAATCGCAGAATATCCTTCAACCTCTTTTCCAAAAGCAGCATCACCTAAACGACGACGAACATCATCAAGCGCCTGAAACGATGTCGGGAAAGTTTTGAACGCCGTTGGTTTTCCCGCTGCATCAAAAGCTGTCGCAACACGCCTTGCTGTAATCGCGTCATAAATGTTTTGGTAAACCTGCAACACGCCTCTCTCTGTTACTGGCGCTGTCTTTTGTTGTTGAGCTGTTTGACCAATCAACAACTTATTTCTAAGGTCAGTAATTAAAGATTTGTACTCCGGCAACGAATCAACCAAGATGCCTTTGCTTTCTTTCTCGGCAACTGCGGCATCCCTGATTGCTTCTTGTTGTTTGTATGCTTGAGAACGCTGAACCGACTCTGTGCTAAACCGGTTTACGATTCTCTCTCTAATGGTATTGCCGATAGATGATGTTTCTTGTGATGGGTCGCCGACTCTACTAATCTTAGATTTGGCTTCATCAATCAGTTGCTTGCCAGAAGCACCGACATCTTCAGCAAGGCCAGCCGCTTGCATAGCTTTGCGCTTTTGCTCCAAGCCAGCAGCCGTTCCAGCGCGTTCTACGCCACCAGCGCGTTGAGCCGCCTCAGCAGCAACCCGTTCTGCTTCTGCGTTCAAATCAGCGAAAATCTTTTCTTGAGGAACGCCAGCTTTTGTTTTGCCGCGAATGTCACTAATTTGTTTTTCGATAAACGCTCTTTGACTTGGCGTAAGTTTAGCCTCGTCAACGCCTAAATCTTTGGCAACGGCGCTAATAGCACCAGCGGTGTTAAGTCCTAATAAACCTTGAAACCCTTTTCTGATTGCAAAGGTAGCGGCGTTAGCAAACTCTGGAACAACGATTGCCCCACCAAATCTGATGGCCTCTACAGTTGCCGGAGAAGCACCCATAGCTTCCGCTGTTTCACCCGCTGCCCCGCTACCAAATCCACCAAGCGCACCAAGACCAGCTTGAGCCAAGCGTTGACCCCGCATAGCTTGACCAGTAGAGAACAAAAACGGGGCCGCTGGAGCCGTTAATGGAAAAGCAGCCGCAGCACCACCGGCAAGCGTAAACAATTCTGGCGCTGCCGCACCAACCGCTGCACCCATACCTGTTTCCGCAGCAACCTTTTTTGCTCGACCAAAAAAATCATCTTTTGGTTCTTCTTTTAAATCTAACTTCGGAGCTTTGTCACGGGTTGCGCCAGACGGCAACGGTGGCGCATCCATCGTAGCGCCTTCAGGCAATGGGGGCATATCCATAGTTGCCCCTGCTGGCAATGGTGGAAGTGGTTCAGCCATTATTTAGCCTCCGTCCCATCATCTTCAAATACCCATTTGTTGCCGCGAGGCACAATCGCTCTACCTCTTAGAAATGCGCGATTCGCCGATGGCGTTGAAGCCGCATTGCCAGAATCAACCGGTAAATTTATGTCGCCTCTAGGAGTTGCCAATTCTTCAAATTGTTTATTGATGGTTTGTCGAGAACCTCTGGTTGCATCCAAAACATCGTTAACATTGTATGGAATAGCCTTGTTAACAGCGTTCATGTAATTGTTAACTTTGCCAGCCATCTTGTCAGACGAACCCGGATGCGCCTCAAACACATCCGCAAAAATACCAAGTTCTTGTTTGAATCGGGCCAAGAATAAAGCTGAGGTCGCAGCAGAATCACCAGCTCTTGGTAATTGCTGTTTGTACGCTTCAATCGCGTGTTTAGCGCCAGAGTTTGCGTAACCACCGCCCAAAGTTCTAGCCATGTTTTGGTCAAGACCGGCTACTAATTGAGCAAACATACGCTCATCTTGGCTAGTCATCTTCCTACCTAATGCTGCCGTTAAGCCTTGCTTTAGCGAATCACCAGATTTACCAGCCAACTCTGCAAAATTGCCCATAACGGTATCTCTAGGCATATTTGTAATGTTGACCAAATCTTGAGCCGCTTGGCTAAACGCTTCAGCCATATTGAAAGCATATCGAGTGTTTGCTGCGCTTCCCTGACCCCTTGGTTGGGATGCTCTAATTTCAGCCAAGCGCTCTCTATGGTCCATGTCTCTGCGACTGCGCCTTTCAGCAGCCGCCTCTCTATCTCTAGCCAATTTATCTTGTTGAGCAAATTGAGCTAATTGTCTTTTTTCAGCAGCCTCATCTTTTTTAGATTGAATTCTTTCTTGAGAAGCCAACTTTTCTGTTTCTTTAAAGTCTTTCTTGATGCCATCTAAGAAATTGACATATCGCTCAATGCCCTGTTTCTCAAGAATCTGCTTGCCAACCTGACCGCCTAACTTTGCAGCCGACTGACCTGCCAAGGCTTGCGCTTCCTCTCGGTTGTAAGCAAGTGTCTTGTAAGCACGGTCTGCATCTTTATAAGCGTCATCAAGAACGGCTTTTACTCTAGCCATGTTCTTGTCAAACTCAACCTTCTCTCGCTCCCACAAGTCTTTACGACCTTGTTGCCATCCCTTCAGCATCCCGTTCATGCTGACCAAGGTGTTCATCGCTGACATCTTGCCTTCACCACCCATGCCCGTGCCGACCAACCCAATCAAGCTAAACAGGGTTGCCATGCTTTGCACGTTCTCTTGCGTCGGATGAAACTGTGGATGAGGAAACCGCTGACGAATAGTGTCAAGGCCAGCCTCAATGTCCTGCGCTCCCTCTCTGGTCTGACGCGCTATATCGGCTTCAGCACCAGCCTGAAACTGTTGCGTTGCCAACTGTGCAGCACCAATGTCTTGCTCTGCCTTTTCTAGCCTTCCTAGCTGCCGACCTTGTTCTGCGCCAACTTCTTCAGACGTTTTGAACTTTTTTCCGCTTTCTTCAAAACTTCCAACAGACGGAATCGGCCCCAACTCCGTTTTGAATCCAGCCAAGTCAGGCGCTGCTGGCAAACTAAACGCCTTCGGTCTAGTCGTCAGAGCTTTTGTTTCTTCAGCCATTAGACTCTCCTAACTTGTTGAGTTCCGGGTACGCCGCCTGATGCGAATTGAGCAAGGTTAGTGTAGAAGTTTTGATTTGCTTCAAGCAACTGTCTATCAAGCTGCATACCAGTTCTGATAGCGCCCAATGCAATCTGGTCGCCAATCTGCGACACCTGCAAGCCGTAGTTAAACTGATTCTGCAACAAGTTATTGCGGAACATCTCTAGTTGAGCCTGTGCTTGTGCTGCACCGACACCACCCCTAGTCTCAACACCTTGCGCTAACTGTGCGCGAAGGGCTTGGAAAGCCTGTGCAGACTGCGGAGTCATTTCACCGGATTGTGCTTGACGCTGCAACTCCGAACCCATCTGCTTGTATGGGTCGCCTAACGCTCTCTGCTCTGCCACAGACTGCTCACGCTGACGTTGCGCCTCTTGCATAGCGCGTCTGCCCTGCACAGCGCCGAATGCCGCCGTGCCAAGTCTCAAGGCTTCAGAAGGACTGACGTTTTCTTTGAGATATTCAAAAGCACTCTTGGCTGGCCCAACCAACGCTCTGTCTACTAAGCTAGGTTGTGCTGGCATTTCGACATTTTGGAAAGGATAAGTGTCGGGAGCAACTACAGGCGCTGGACTGAAACCTGTTGGGTTGTAGTAAGTGTCAGCAAATTGGCGAGATGAAGTTTGCGCTGGTGTATCAAACTCAATCGGCGCAGGGCTGTAATTGATATTTGCTGGAGAAGCAAAACTCTGGTCTGGCATAGACCGAGGCATAGCAAAAGAATAACTCGGTTCTAACTGAGCCGCTTCTTGCGCTACGTTAATCGGCTGTCTAGTTCCATAGCCACCCGTTCTAATATCAGGCGCATCAAAATCAGCGTAATCGCTAAATTTAAAGTCGCCGTCATAGAACTCTAGCAAGCCGGTATCAGGGTTGACTGTGCCAGCGCCACCAGAATCTTTCAGAAGCGCAGCCTCTTTCGGCGTAATGTGTGCAAGCATCGTGTCACCACCACGACCTTTTTTAGATAGCATCTTCGCTATCTCTTTCAGGTCGCTAGTTTCCTGAATGCTTGCCTTTAACAGTTTTGCAATTTGCTTTGCCATTTAAGCCTCCGAATTACCCATATAGCGGAGCGACTCTACGTTCCACCCTGACCTTCTTCCTTCTTCTCTCTCACCACCAAATACCGGCGCACCCGCATCGCCAATCCGTAATGCTTGCGCTAATGCCTGTGAACCGGGAGAAGCCTGTGTTAGCGGCGCTCCTAAACGTCTTGTCGCACCAAGTTGTGTCGGAGACTCTGTTGGCGTTTCCGGCTGACCTCTAAACAAGTAACCAAAAGCCTCACCCAAAGACTCTCTTAATAAATCTTCTTCTCGCCTTGTTAAAGAAGGCGGCACAAAATCAGGTCTATCTCTGTACACGGATGTGCCTGTTTGAATTCCTGACGGGGTAATCAAGCTCTCGCCAGACTGATAAGCAGGTTGAACTCCACCGCTTTCTGTTCCTCTCATTGCACCAGAGGGCGCAAATGTTGAGCTATATAAAGAACCGATTGGCGTTACTAAGCCCTCGCCGCCACCAGTAGGTACACGATTAGTAAAACCGACCTCGGTTGGCGTATTGGCAATCGGTTGACCTCTTTGATACTGTCCTTGCGCTGGAACCCGCAACCGTGCTTCACCGGCTTGCTGTGGGCCTTGCGCTGACATCCCTCTCACACCTTCAATACCCGTTTGAGTCAAACCAGCAGTTGCTGCACCCCTTAAACCAGCTCTCAACGCTTCATCGGGTTCAGCGCCCTGAACTAAAGCGCCAGTAGTTGTCCCTGCACCGCCACCAGCCGCAGCACCAGCAACCCTGCCCGTTGTGCCACCTATAGAACTACTTACCTTTGAACCAACAGCGCTACCAGCGAAAGTACCAGCACCAGCAGCAGCACCCGCTTTCAAAATGTCTGAACCAGTAGCATTAGGATTTAACGCAGTTAGCCCCGCGCTAATTGTTGCCGCACCCGCAGCAGCAGCGGCTGTCCCCGTTAATCCCATAGCACCGCCAATGGCTGTGCCAATAGCAGGATTGATAATTGTGACAACAGCAGCCACAATCGGTGCGTTTTGAACAATAACGTCACCAACTTTTCTTACAGCCTTTTCTAATTTTTTTGCTGCTTTTTTTATTGGATTACCCATGATTGCTCTGCCTTCACACTAACTTGGCGGCTGTCGCTAAGACAGCGAGAACGCCATAATTGATAGTGGGGCCAAATACTCTGTCATCATCTTGGCCTAGCTCTCGAACCTTTTCTAAGAACATCGGGTACAAACTTCTGTTGTAAATCGCTAACTCTGCTGCGTTACCCAATTCTTTTATTTCCTGCGCTGACAGCCCCGTTTCTTGCATCATCATCATTGCTACCCGCTTGGCTTCCGCTACCTTCGGGTTCGACATTGGGTTCAAGTCCTGCTGTAACCCTTGCAACGACGCTTGAGTTTGCTGTTGTGAAAAATCAGATTTTTTTTGGGACGGGGAAATCATTTTCATAGTCCTAAAGAAGCCACGATTTGTTCGTGAATGTACAAATGGCTGGCTAACCAATCGTAAAAATCCGATTCATTGTTGAAATCAACGTCTAACAAATTGAACGGATTGTTCAAATCTAACAGTCCAGCAAACGCTTGATGCTCGACCTGATGAGCCTGTAACCAGTCATCTAGGTTGCTTATTTCAGCGTCTATAAGGGGATAAATAGGCACTACAAAGTTGCTATCCATCAAAACCTGCTGAAATAGCCGGTGTTGCATCCCGTTTTCAAACAAAAACTCGCTCAATGAGTCGTTATCACCGAACTCAACCATTGAAAGCGTGTTCATGTTCATTATTTGTCTGCCTTACTTTCTAATTTGTCAAAAATCTTACCCAACATCCCTTTGATTTCGTTGATGTCGTTCTTGTAATCATCTTTGCTCAAATAAACGTGCGGCAACTCACGAATGTCATCATCAATACGATTCAACATCCGAGTAATGTTGTTTAACGTCCAGCCTCCGAAGAAAGCTGCTACGCCAACGACTAAGTTAAATAACATTTGGCCTTCCAATTTACACTCCGTAGTAAGGAATCTTCTTGTTAGTACCGTTAATGCTAATTGTGATGTAACCCTCCGGCACAAGCGGCAAACTAGAGGTCGCAAACGTCGCATTGGCTGACGTAGTTGCACTTATGTTGGCATTGCTTAATGTTGCAGCGTTAATCGTGACGCTATTGATAGTGCCGCCAGTAATCGTCACATTATTCGCATTTTGCTGCGACATCGTGCCGTAACCGGTCTGCTTCATCGAACCAAAAGTGTCAAACGTGCCGTCGGTTGTCCAAGTGTCACCAACATTTAATGTCACTTTGTAAAGTGTTCGTAGCGTACCGTTGTTGTTGTAGCTGATAGTTACCGTAACCGCAGCCGTATCCTTGTTCTCAACGGTAATAGACTTAATAGTGCGTCGTGTAGAGGCCGCTGGAGCCGCAACAAGCGTTACCTCACTTGTCCCGTTAAGTGCGCCGTCATTAGCACCCTCTGTAAAGTTTGTGCCGTTGTTGTCGCCGTAAGCGGCAGTAAAATCAGGGTTTGTTGTTGCTGCCGACCCTGACATGGTGGCAACAATCGATTTTGTGGTTGCGTCGAGTATGAGATTCATGTCGTCCTCTTAACTGATAAACCAAGCGTAGGCGTATGCCGTATTTGCGCTGACGTTGCCGCCGCCACCACCTGTAATTGTTACATTCGATACCGCAGTAATCCGACCTTGCGCGTCCACCGTAATCTGCGCTACTTGCGTATTGCTACCGTAGGTTCCCGCATTTGCTGTCGTATTGGCAAGACTAATCGTGACATTGCTTGCCAGATTGCCGCCACCTGTTAAACCCGTACCTGCCGTAATCGTTGTCGTATTTACGACAGCCCCCGACACGTTGGCAACCGCTATGTCAATCGCTACATTGGCAGCACTTGTTAGCCTTCCCTGTGCGTCAACCGTGAACTGCCCCACAGAGGCGGCTGTGCCGTAATTTCCAGCCGCTACCGCTGTGTTTGCTAGAGCCAGCGTTACGTTGCTTGACAGGTTTCCACCACCAGACAAGCCTGTGCCAGCCAAGACGCTGACGGTATTTGCAACGCCGCCAGTAACATTGGCAATAGGTACGTTTGTCAGGGAAACCGTCACATTGCCCGTCAAAGCCCCGCCACCTGTCAATAAACCGGCAGCTAGGACGTTGACCGTGTTGGAAACAGCTCCCGCAACATTAGCCACAGCAATATTGATAGCCACATTTCCTGCGGCTGTCAGTTGACCCTGTTGGTTGACCGTAAACGTGGCTACGTTGGAAGCGTCGCCATAAGACCCCGTTGTAACCGCTGTGTTGGCTATGCTGATAGTGCCGGTCGATGTGACAGGGCCACCCGTCAAGCCGGTTCCGGTGTTGACCTGCGTTACCGTACCAGTACCACCGACATCAATCGTGACGTTACTCGCAGAAGTAATGCGCCCCTGCGCGTCAATAACAATTTGTGGAACAACAACATTGCTTCCGTAAGTTCCAGCCGTAACAGTCGTGTTTGCAAGTCGAATGGTTCCGCTGGTCGTAATTGGGCCACCGGTCAGTCCAGTACCCGTATTGACTTGGGTTACTGTGCCTGACGCATTACCTCCACCCCCTACACCACCAGCTACCTTTAGCATGACTGCTCCTTACAGGCCATCGCCCGGAGTAATGTATATCGTTGCCGAGCCACTTGACGTTATGCCCGTAAAGTACGCATTCGGCACAAACGTCAAAATCTCATCTGTATTTGGCAATAACGGAAATGCAGTCTGGCTACTGGTAACTATTACTGCATTATTGCTTGCTTGAGAAGCTGTGCTACCATAACCAAGAAATACAATGTCTGTGCCAGCGTTAATCACACGATATTGATTACCGCCAAGCGTTGTGGATGCGCATTGAACCGGCGTAGGCGCTGTGGTATCTGCAATAAACGCAACCGTGTTACCAGTTTTGGTAAAAGCATTAAGCCCCATCTTGAGCCTCCCATGCTTGGTTAGCTTCATCCCATGAGTACCTGCCGCCGTCAGTTGGCATCGCTACAGGCGGTTGCCAATTAGCGTCATCGTCTAATGTCCATGACGGGTAAGGCTGCGGTGGAATGAAGGCATCGCGCACCGAGTTGTAGGTGTAGCCGATGCCAGCGTAGTGCTTGCGAATGCTGCCGTTGTAGCTGGTCTGCTTCCAGTTGCCACCAAACAGCCGCTCACAGAATGCAGCACCAATGTGTTCTTTCTCGACACCGTTGGCATCAGCCGTGTCTTTGTTATCCACCACAATGACGCGCAACACCACATTGTTTGCGTCGAGTTCAGCGAAGTGCGCCATTTAAGCCTCCAGTTTTAATCCAGTTAGTTGCATCTCATCGCCCACCACGCCGACAGGGAATGTGTTGAACGACATACTTATCCTTACATCGTCACCAGTTACCGTCGGCACGTTATGCTCTAGCGACGATGGGAACAAAATCAATCTTCCGGTAATAGCTTCAAACCACCACGACTCGGAGTTGTACAAGTTCCAATCTTCAGGTGGAAACTTAATCTGTTGCCAGCCAGAGCGATAGAAGAAAATCTTATCGTTAGGATTAGTATTCAGATAGAACACGCCAGACACAAAGCTATTCGGATGCGCGTGCTTGTGATGCCATTGCCCTTGCTCTGAATAGTTGAACCAGCTTTGCGTAATCCGCAAATCAACGTCGTGCTTTGGATTGCTGGTTGCCTTGAAGTATTCAGCCACACAGTCCTCAAGCCAACCGCGTAGGGAAGTCATTGTTGGGTCACGCAGCACAAAGTTATTTGTACTAGTCGTGTTGCCCTCATTTGCCCTAGTTTCCTGACCGCGCACGAACAACATTTCTTCGTCGGTCAACGGACGGTCAAGGTCAAACATCCCAACAGGCGTTGGAAAAAGATTGTGCATATTCATCCGATGGCTTCCTCAATCTCTTTCATCTGAACGCCCATCTGCTCAAGCTGCTCTGGTAGCCACATGGTCGGGATGCTGTCCTCGAACTCTTTGATTCTGTCCATCACCCAATACACTTCTTCAATGGATGGGCATGGTCTTGGGTCTTCCCAACGGGTAAAGAAGTTGTTTGAGATTTCCCATTTAGCACCCGGACGTAGCAACTGCATTGCCGTGTCGATGCCCATAAATCGATAGACTTTAGTTTCCATAGTTATTGGTTGATTTTGATTATTACGATGCCAGAGCCACCTGCGCCACCGGATAAAGCTGGAGAGCCGTCCGTTCTTGTTCCCCCGCCGCCACTACCAGAATTTGCGGGAGCAGAGCCTCCTGCTGTATCGGGATTGGTTGCGCCAGCGCCACCGCCTCCGCTTCCTCCGGTTCCTGCAGAGGGCGCAGAACCACCTCCACCACCAGCATAAGTTACCGATGAACCGCTAATGCTAGACGCAGTTCCGTTACCTCCATTACCACCAGTATTACCGCTGGCATCCGTACCAACAGCACTTGAGCCACCACCGCCACCGCCACTATTACTACCGCCACCGCCGCCATTGCTTCCTTGTGCTGGTGATGTAGATGGTGTGTTACCAGTTCCCCCGCCAGTTCCACCGGGAAAACTTCCTCCGCCACCACCACCAGAACCGCCATTTATTCCATTATTTCCGTTAGTGCCACCGCCGCCACCGCCAGCAGAAACAATACCCGGAGATGCAAATGGTGAAGGTGAAGTACCCCCAACAATAGATGAATTACCACCAGTTGACCCCGGATTAGAGTTAGATAATCCACCAGCACCACCGGCACCTACGGTAATTGTGTATTCCGTTCCAGCCGTAACGCTTTGGCTTGTTCCAGTTCTAAAGCCGCCAGCGCCACCACCACCAGCACCTTGGTTTACATTTTGGTCTGTGCTTGCACCACCACCACCACCAGCCACAACAAGGTAATCCACACTCGTCACGCCTGTCGGAGCAACCCATCTAGTAGTTGACTTGAAGGTAAAGACAGTCTGTGATGCTACGTTGTACTTGAGGATGACAATGCCAGAGCCTCCAGAGCCAATCACTTGTCCGGGATAGTTTGCCCCACCACCACCACCACCACCACTATTTGTTGTTCCAGAAGTAGCTGCGGCAGATGGACTTTCCCTTCCACCATTTCCTCCCCCGCCAGTACCTCCCGGACTTAATGGTGTTAAATTAAAAGTACCACCACCGCCGCCGCCAGCATATGTCGTAGATGAGCCAGAAATAGATGACGCTGTTCCATTGCCACCATTGCCGCCATTAGACCCAGTACTTCCTGCTGAATTTGAACCGCCACCACCACCCGCTCTTGCAACAGAGCCCCCAGCACCACCGTTATTTCCTTGTGCTGGTGAAGTAGAGGGGGTATTACCTAATCCAGCCGGATTTCCTCCAAAATACTCGGCTCCTCCGCCGCCTGAACCGCCAGAACGTCCACTCAATCCGGGTGCTGATGTTCCCCCGCCTCCACCACCACCGCCATTAGAAGTAATTGTGCTAAAAATAGAATTGCCACCATCTGAACCAGAAGAACTAGTAGCCGCCGCCCCGCCAGAACCAACAGTAACCGTGTAGTCAGTACCCGCCGTAACGCTTAAACCCGTACCAGTTCTAAACCCACCGGCACCACCGCCACCACCAGAACCACCACCTAATCCACCCCCACCTCCACCAGCGACCACTAGGTACTCAACCTCGGTCACACCAGTCGGTGCAGTCCAAGTGCCAGATGCGGTAAAGGTCTGGACAACAGAGAAGCCGCCGCTAACGGCGACCCTACCCATTAACAATGCTTGAAGTATGCCTGTCATGTGATATTCGACCCTGAAATGACCCACACATTCGATGTCACCTTAACAGCCGTAGCCACACCCCATTGCGATATTGTCCGGCTACCCGTCGCACCGTTTGATGACAAATACATGGTGTCAGTTGTAATCGCAACCGTTACGTTGTTCGCTGAACCATTCACAATCGTAATGGCTGTACCTGTCGTAAATCCGACATTCGAGTTAGCCGGAATCGTATAAGTCGCAACAGCCTGACCCGTGGGGTGGTAAATATGCTTACCTGCATCACCCAACACAACGTCGTAGTTACCATTTTGGCTATTCTGCGGAATGCCCATGTAACCAGTTATGTTGACACTATCCACAACCGCATTAGCTACCGTGACGTTAGATGCAGTCAGGTTACTCAGTTGCGTGACAGTATTGCCAAGCTGAATGGCTGAATTGCCAATAGTTATCGTAGTGGCAAAGTTTTGGTCTAGCTGCGACAACGGAATAGCAGTTGTTGCTGTCGCAAATGTATTAGGTACTGGCATTTAGAACCTCACTCTCAATTCATGTTCATACTCAAAACCGTTATAAACGATGCCGGGATTGGCTGACGTAACGGTCATCCCAAGATATTTGCCATACTGCTTTGCGTCGGTCTTATACAGCGTGTAACCAGAGGAACTCGCAAACCAACCAATTTGGGTAGCACTATTATTGACCCAAGGAATCACAATAGAAAAATTGTTAATCCAAGTTATTTCTTGACCAAGCGCCACCACAGGACTTTGACCTTGTTCAGAGTCAACGGTCACAGCAATAGTTGAAGCATTGGTAAGCGTTGCTTCAATGCCAATCTTTAGTGCTTGCTTTGTACGAATTGGGTCTTTCATCGGGTTCAGAGAAGTCTGAACATAACTGCTGATGTCTGTTGTCGTATTGGCGTACAGTCTCACGCAAGAGTTCCCATTTGTTCCGTACAGCGTAATCCTTCCGTCTACCGGCACAGAGACAATGTGCTTCAAGTCGTTTGTTGCACTTGTAAAAAACCATTTTTTCTCAAAGAAAATTGCTTGTATGTATCTGTCTGCACTTGATACACCCAAGCCTCCCGTGTACTTAAAATTAAAGGCCGCACACAGAATGTTGTTTAGCAATACCTGACCAGAAGTAACATTGCTAGTAACAAAATCAATATCGGTAAATATGCCGTCCAAAGGGTCAGAAATCTTCGACGTCGTAGAGCCAACAAGCGCATAGACACCATAATCATTCATGAACAACACCGAACGGAAGTACGGGAAAATGGCATAAGCCAACTTTGTACCTACCGATGCGCTGACGTTCGTGTTAGTAAAAAGTGTTGTTCCTAGATTTGAAACTCTAACGTCGGAAAACACGTTAATACTGTCATCACCAAAGATGTACAAAAAGTTATTGGCTGATAACAGTTGAACAATATTGCCGTGCAATGTTGCGTCTGTTAAGACAACAGCACCGGCAGAAATAGAGACAAAATCACTATAAGAGCCAGCAACAGAATAAAAAACGGTTCGTCCATTGGCTATCCAGACACGACCAGAGAATGACTGAACAGCAACATTGTCATCCGTGTTGATGATGGCTTTGGCTGTAGCGTTGGAACCACCGCCACCAGTAATCGTTACCGAAATGTTTGACGAATTGGTATAGCCGCTACCCACGTTTGTCATAATGACTTGGGTAACAATCCCTCCGCTTACCACCGCTTGACCTGCCGCATTTGTGCCACCACCACCCGTAATCGTAACTACGGTATTCGCTGAATTCGTGTACCCCGTGCCGCCGTTCGTCACTAAAACGGACACCGTTCCTTTAGCAAAGGTTGTGATGCTTGCAATAGCAGCAGCATTGTTGCCGCCACCACCGGTCAACGTCACCGTGGGGGATGACGTATAACCTGTGCCAGCTTCTGTAATTGTGATAGAGGAAACGGTGTTTGCTGTAACCGTTGCAAAAGCTGTGGCTTGAATGCCGTTTGCTTGATTAGGCGCAGAAATAATGACCGCTGGTGCGCTGGTGTAGCCGCTGCCAACATTGGTAATGCCAATAAAGCCAACAGCACCGATAGTAATTAAGTCTGTGCCATTCCAAGTAAAGTAGCCCTTAGATGGGTCGATAATTAGAACGCGCTCATTTTTCCATTGGCTGACATTGATACCGCTGCCAGAGAATGTGCCAGCAGCCGCCAAGGTGTACTTCGTGTTATTCGTCAGGTCAACATATTCGCAACTGCCATCAGCCTGAAAAGCCAATAAATAGTCTTTAATGCCGATGTTTGCAGAGAAAAAGCCGGTTACGTCGTTGTTAAATGTGACAGAACCAAGTGCTTGATAGGTTGGCGTGATACGCAAGTTAGCGTAGCCAACTGGCATCGCATTCTCAAGCCAGAAGAATTCGTCATCGCCAATAGCCGTGCGGTTAGCTTTCGTGTTGACTCCACGAAAGTTCTTAACCACTTCATACGACTTTTTTTGTTCAGCAGCAGCCATGACTTAGTACGCTTGAGAGTACGGGTCAGGCATCCTCCGTGTATAGACCGATGCCTGAACCGCTTGAACTTGCTGTTTGTATTGACCAAGATAAATCTCGGCTTCCCCAAATGACTGTTCGTAGTATTTGGCGGTGTAAGCGGCATAAAACTTGACCGGCGAACTGTAGGGTTCGTCTATGCTGTCCTCATCAGCCAGATTCACTAAGTCCTCTGGCAACAGCACCGTATCTAGGTCAAGCGTATAAGATTGGTCGGGTATCGGCCCGATATAGATAGTTGACTGCCCATAAATGCTATAGGCAATCGGCGTACCAACATAATTCTGCCAATAACGCAGTCTGGCGTTAAAGTCAGTCCACGGCATATACCGTAGCGGAATTCTTGAGTTACCCCAATACAGATTGATGTTCACGACATCCAGCGTGTTTACCCCTTCGGGCAACGACGCATAGGGAATCAACTCGCACTTACCGGCATACTGCAAAGTTGCAGTTCCATCAGTAAACGGTGTTGACGGCGGGTACACATAAGTACCCGATGGGTACGGGGGCGCTTGTGTTCCCAATATCCCACCTGACGTTACCTTGTAGATGTAGATATTGGAAAAAACGTAGTCGTTCGTATTGACAACTAGCCCTTCAGACCAAATGTTAGGCGTAGCACCACCAGCAACAGGAGCGCAGGGAATCGTAGTTGTTTGGACATCACGCAGACAGCCCGTATCACGCACTACGCGTTTACGAGCGCCATTGATATAGTCAGTTAGCTGACTATTGGTATAGAAGTTGGCGTTAGCGTCATGCAGCAAGCGCCGGACTTCAGTAATGTACCCTTGTAGAGTCTGCGACATTTACGTCCCATATCAAGCTGCAATATTGAATTTTCCCTCCACCCCCTTAACAGAGGGCAGAGGTACTTTTTCAACCACGGGGGATATAGCGTGGCCTTTCTTGGGCGGTTGGTCTGTAATCAAAATCTTTTGAAGCACCTTTAATCCATCAGGGACTTCAGCCTTGGTTTTGATTATGGACAACTGCGCCATAAACGGTTCTTTGTCTTCATGCTGATAACCGAATATGTGACGAGCTGCCTCTAGCGGAACTTCGACTGTCTCGCCCA